TAATATATCTCTCTCAATCAATACACTAATATTAACATTATTCGGCGACTTCTGTCAACCATTTTTTGTAAAGAGTTTCTTGCATTCTATATGCCTGACGCTCCCAAGGTTGCTTACTGTATGGTGTGTCCGTGTAGTCTTTACCTTTCCACATCCGACGACCATCTGAGTAATCTTTGCACAATCCAGTTGCCCACTGCCAAACATGAACCATCTCGTGCATGACGGTTTTGATCACATCTTCCAAGTTCTCGTACTCGTCAAACTTCTTGTGAAGATCAATCTTGAAGTTACGATTGTCGGTACTGTCGCACCAACCATAGACACCTTCACTTCGGAGTGTCTCACGCAACTCAATCTCAATGTCGAGTGTTCTCATTCTTGGCATCAATTCTTTGATACACCAGTTAGTGATGCCTTCAACGAGTTTACGATTCTTTTTCGTACTGCCTGTCACAAGAACAAAATTCATTAACGAACCACCTTCGCAGTTGCTAAAATTTCACCTTTCACTTCACCTAACTTGCGAACCATTTTGATTGCTTTCATCATTGCTTCACGTTTGCTAGTGCCGAAAAGTCGAAAGGTTTCTTTGATACCCAAGTCTTTTGCATTTACTGTTACATCAAATAAAGTCATAATTTCTCTCTCATCAACTTACATATACATAATACCACAAAGGGGTTGCAATGCAACCCCCTATTCATAATAAAATGCTCCTTTGATATCAAGCAGTTACCGACTTTTCCTCAAGTTGTTTCTCAAGTTCCGCAACTCTACGTTGCAGTTTGCGAACCATTTCTCGTAATGTATAAAAGTCTCTATCACTCAATGTTAAGGTCTCCTTTATTGTTTTAAATTATACCATGATGAACATCTCACTATCTTAGTAGATTACATTTTGATCCCACTAAAATCCTTTCTCCCTGCTTTGCGTGTAGTCCACTGCATCGCATCGTCTTCGTTTGCTCGTTTGCCAAAAGTTGATTGATCGAATACAGGACCATTGTCTACAATATCTTCTTGTGCAGTTTGCTCGCAGTCAAATAGTCGCATCTTCGCTCGATCAACTCCAACTACGAACCTCTTATAAGTAGATGGATCGCCATAGCGATTTTTCAATTGTTTCACCATGATCTGTCCCAAGTCCTCCAACTCCTCAGACGCAATAAGTGCGATAAGGAAGTCGGCAGTGGCAGGGAGACCGAACGACTCACTTGTGTCGGTTAAATCAACATCTGAGTTACTATAACCAGAACGAGTTGTCTGAGTTGCAGACACCAACGGCACATTGAACTCCACTGCAAGTCCACGCAGTTCTTCTGCGATTGCCTTGACAAGAGTGTAAGAGTTGACTTGTGCACCTGCTTTGACTCGCGATGAAATACAGATGTTGAGGTAATCGATGTAAATAATGTCTGGAACAAACGACCGCTTCAATCGCAACTCGTTGAGCAGATGTCGAAAGTGTCCAGAACCTGCACTTGCGGTAGGATACTCTTTGACAATAAGTTTACCACTTGTCTTGCCCCTTACCCTTTCAATCTTCTTGTCGTACATGTCCTTAGAGAGTGCCTCAAGGTCATCTAAAGTGACATTCAAAAGGTTAGCATCGATTCGTTGTGCTATGCGCTCCTCTGCCATCTCCATAGTAATGTACAAAACATTCTTACCATTCAATAGGTTAGCAGATGCCATGTGACACATCGCGAGTGATTTGCCGACACCAGTACCTGCGAGGATGATGTTTAGCGACTTCTTAGGCAATCCACCCTTTGTAATTTTATTTAGGTATTCAAGGTCAAATGGGACTCGTTCCTCAACACGATGGTAAAAATCATAACGAGTATCTGCATCATCAAGGAAGTCGTGTCCAATGTTTGGATCAAAGGATACACCCAACGCATCCGACAACAACTCAGGTATCGCACCCTTGTCGTTCTTCTTGTCGTTGCCATCAAGGATTGCAATCGAGTTCATGATTGCGTTGTAGATTGCTTTCTCTTGACACCACTTCTCAGTCGTGTCAGTCAACCATTGCTTGTCAACATCCTCACCATCAAGTGATGAGATAAGAGATGAGGAACTGCTGAACTCTTCATCAGACAGATCATCACGACTGTCCATCTCAAGTGTCAATGCTTCTTTGGTAGGAAGACTGTTATACTTATTGATGAACTTATCGATCTCTTGATATACAGTCTTCTCTAAACGATCATGGAAATACTCAGACTTTAGATAAGGAAGTGTGCGTCTCGCAAAGTCCTCATCATTCAGCAGATGCCTCAGTATCACCAGTTCCGTCTTCGCCATTTTTTACACTCTCTAGTTGTTCTTCAATGATTTCGGTTAGAATATCACCTATTATAGTCTTAAACTCTTCTGTTGTCAAGTCAAGATCACTTGGGTTTTCTAGGGTAATTGTGTTAAATGAAAGAATAACATCTTCATTATTTTCACCTCCTTCAAAAGACACTGTATCATATTGATATATGATGCCTTCGTATGTCCCTTCCTCTAGTTTAACTGCCCAATGGTTATTATGAAAAGAATTATTGTGCTCAATTAGTTGATATTTCACTTGCATCTTCTTCTGCCTTATTTTCATCTACACCTATTTTACCATACAAAAACTCTTGTGCCGCGGCAACTTCCAATTGTGCCATAATATCGTCTGTGAAATAACTTTGCGGGTTTTCATTAATTGCTTTTGCAAACACCTTACGTCCGTCAGGCAATTCATATCGGGTAGATACTTTCTTTATAATGTCATATTTCTCAGCAAGATCAAGAAGACCGTAATAACGATCAAGACCGCTATCATAAGATAGTTTGACGAATACGTCTTTGTTTTCTTTTGTGAATCTCGATTTGTGCATACGTACTTTAATGAGGTTACCGATGACATCTGTGCCATCCTTGTCCTTCTTTTTTGTAAGCATACAGATAGATGATGCCGCATACTTGAGACCTGATCCACCAGAAATTTCTTTAGTTGGTACATACGCCCCCACCACATCGTAAACATGGTTAGTAACAAGCATCGGCACATTTGCCTTTGCCAACTTGAGAGAAAGAACTCTGAATGTGCCACGCAACAACTGTGCCTTAGTCATATCGCGTTTGTTTTCACCCTTTGCTGTATCTTCCAATTCTTTCTCTGACGAAAGCATACCCAAAGAGTCAAGTACCATCATCATTGGCGGTTGGTTCTTCTCTTCTAGATAATTATCTAACATACGCACTGCTTGAGTACGAAATTCCTCAATAGACTGCGGTTCAACAATTGCAACTCGTTTTGCGTCAATGCCTCGATCAGTCATCATCTTTTTTGTGACTGCGGCTTCGGTATCAAAGTAAATAACACCTCCCTCTGGATGTTGCTCTAAGAATGTCTTGAGCACTCCCAGAACAAAGAAGGTCTTACCTGTTGCAGATTCACCTGCGAATGCGGTGATCTTATTGTTAGGAACACCACCATACATCGAACCACTTAATACTGCATTCATAATGTATGAACCAGTGTCAATAGAACCAGAATACTCTGAACTATTTCCACCATCTTCAAGGATGTTTGCGTTATCAAACCCCTTGACCAAATCATTTAAAAAATTCACGATGTATATACTCCATCTAACTTATCACGGAATTGTTCGATTTTTACAAGTCTATCTTTGCCGTTCCATTTGATGTAATCTTTTTCTGGATTAGCTGCGAGATTATTCAGTAAAGGTAAAATCATGTTGTATAAAGTATCGCATTTTTCTTTGTATTTGTCAACCTCAGATGCTGTTGACTGTGCGGTGGACTTGACTTCTTTTACAATGTCAAGTTCGTTTTCATCCACCATAGTGAACCCAAAATCAAAGTCACTCATGTGAAAAAATCCTCCAATGTTGCTTTCTTTTCCGAACTCCAACCAATCGCACTGAGAATAGCACTGATGGGTTCAAGGAATGCTTTGTCAAACTGTGTGTCGTAGTCTATGTATTGATTCAGCCCGAACTCTTTCGGTAGGGAAGACATAATGCTAAGAACATTTTGCCGAATAGGATTTGGAGTTTTGAGATAACAAAACTTGATCTTTTCACCGTCTTTGATTGACTCATAACGTTTCTCCAACTTATGTTGCTTGAGCAAGTGATTGTAGAGTAGACTACCTCTTACATGAATCGGAGTGCTTTTCATAAACTCCAACTCATCCCCATTGGTTGTATATTTAGTGAGATCAGTCACTCCACGAGGGAATGCAACTTCCTCAAAGGGTAGAGTGCGAAACTTTTCTTTAAAGTCTGCGATGTATTTTTGTACAGTTGCCTCGTCAGAACTCATAATCAGTTTGACTGCACCCTTCAACGCATCACGACAAGACTGTGGTGTTGATGATTTGACAATCTCCAATCCCATGACTTTAAGTTTAGGTTCAGTATATCGTACACCTTCGTTGTCATACACATTGAGTGCATAACGCTTCTTCGCAGTCCAGATGCCCTTGTCCGCAATTGCCTCACGTTTCATGAACATCTTCTGATCATATACATTCATCAGATCAGCAAGGTTTTGATAACTCTGATCAATAAACGGTTCAATCTTCTTTTGAGCAACATCGTCCAAGAATTTGACCACCCGGTCAGTATCAAGGTTTTGTACTCCGTCTCCCTTCGTAAACACTTGGTTAACCAATCGGTCAAAAGTGATGTATAGCGAATCTGTATCTGAAGCAATGACATAATCTTCACCCTCTGTCTTCAGTAGTTTATTAAGGTATTCATTCACTCGTGCTTCGATCCACCGAATGGACAACTGCCCACTCAGCGTAATCGACTCTGCCATTCGCACATCAAAGAAACGAAAGTATTGGTTACCCAACGCACCATAGGCAGAGTTCAACTGAACCTTCTTTGCGAGTTGCAGATTCTTGTACTTAGAGATGTCTTTCTCTAACTGCTTCTTGCGAGTAAGAAGTTCTTGTTTTGTCAAAGTACCAATCCACTCACTGCTGAACGGTATGCCTTTTCAATGTCATTGTTTACTGCTGTGACGAACACATACTGCTGAAATGTTACCGCATCCGGATTCATTTTCCCTGTTACGCAAATACCTGCCGCAAACCCCATACCTTGTTCATTCTGGATCAGCATCCGAGGATCATCTAAAATAATGTTCCCATCTTTCAATGTTCGATACTTACCAACAAACTCGCCTGCAATCGTTACGACTGCTACTACGTCACCTTTTGTCATGTCAACTCCTTCAGTTGCTTATTTACTTCTTCAAGTTCTTTCTGTGCTTCAATCATTTTTTGTTTATAAAGTACTCGTTCATTATACATCGTTTCCATCATTTCTGGCAAGAACCCTTGGCAATCTTTTCGATAGTAGAATCCATTGGCAGTCAAGCATTTGTCTTTGTCTATGGCATCGTCCCATTGATCAATCATTTTCATATCAACGATGTCGTCTACTGTGATGTCTTCTTTCATATTGGGTATGAATGTGTCTGGACTGATGTTGTACTGCATGATCAAATGCGGATACAACGAGTTCAAGTCAAACGACATCACCCAATTGTGCATCCCAACCTGTGGGTCTTTCACATACGCACCCGCATACTTGGAGTCCTTGCCTTGGAAATCCTTTGGCGGAATCACGATCTGTTGCTTGAGCAGGTAATTATGTATCAACACATCCCACATGCGTACTTGCGTGAAGACATCACCATAGTTTACTTGAGCATCGTAAGCAATCGTCAGTGCCTGTTCGATGAGACGCATCTTATCCTCCAGTTTGTCAACCAACTCAACATCCTTGATGTTGTAGTCAATGAACTTCTGGTAATCTAACTTATACAGTTGGTGTAGTGTCTCCATCTCAGAGTAGTCGAGTTTATTCTCACCAAGTTCTACATAACCGATATGATCTAGTCGATACGACTCTTGTTGTGAGTATGTGAACTTTTTATAGAGTTGCATATAGTCAAGCACTGCGAGTCCAACTAATGTATACTCTTTTGATTCCTTACCAAAGTTGCCCTTAAAGGTTCGTTCTTGAATCCACTTCGCAGGGGATAGACGACGAGCATCTTTCTCACCGATCAGTTTTGTGATACGATTGATTAGATAAGGTATGTCGAATCCATCAACATTCCAACCAGTAACAATGTCAACATCAATGCGTTCCCAGAACTCAAGAAATACATCTAGGAGATGTCTTTCTCCACGACAATCCACGTAAGATACAGTATCACGAGTATTGTTATACTCACCGACACCAAAAACAAAATATCTGCCATTGACCGAAACCGTAATTGCTGTAACAGGTTGGTTCGCTATCTCTGGATTGGGGAAACCTTCCTCACTACCAACCTCAATATCAATGTTTGCTACTTTCACTACGTCGGGATCAAACTCTTTGCCGTAGTGTTCATTGAGACATGCATATGCCCAATTGGTTGAACCGTAGATCTTAAAGTTATCTACTTCCTCATATCTAGACACAAAGTCTCGTGCCTCTTTAATTGATCCCAACTCCATCGGTTCGACAGGAGATCCAAGCACTGTCTTCCAAGTCGTCGGCCGACGAGATGGCACATAGAGGGTAGGTGAATAATCAATACGGTCTACAATGCGACGACCATTGTCGTAACCGCGAATGAAGACCGTATCACCTTTGCTATAGAAGTTTGTATAAAATCTCATGCAGTAATTATATCATAGATCTCTTTCCAGTTCAAGACCCGTGTGACACCCTCACAAGTGATAACATCTGCGTTGTGTTCGTGGGCAACTAACAGTGCATCTAATCCTAACCGATCGCCAACATCTGCGTTTTCTGGTTTG